AACTATAATCAGTTCAAAGTCTTGGAAAGTCTGATTTAATACTGAATTTACAGCCCTTAAAATCTTTGCTTCCTTATCTCTTGCGGAGTTCGGATAGTCTGAAATTAAAGACTGCATTATGATTGTGAACTTCAGTGGCATATCAAACTGATTTTAATATTTTCTTTTTGTCTTTTAACTCTTGCTGTTTGCTTATTTTTGGAACCATTGTACCTTCGTCACCATCAGCAACAGGATAACCACGCCTTTTAGCAGCCTCTTTTGTTATCCATATCAACTCGTGTCGGCATTGATAACCGCCTTTTTGAACCAAGAACTTAACGCCTGGGATTTTACCAGACCACTCTATTTTGTCAAATTCCTCTGCATCTTTGCGGCTGAAAACTTGCCATAATTTATTCTCGAAAACGTGCTCTGCAATTATTTCACCATCTTTTTTTACAACATCTTTGCCGCCTACGCAAAATGGGCGTGATGTCTTTATCTCTGTGCCACCATAAACGAAATAATTAAGTCCCAAATAATCAGCAAAGAAATTATCTTGTTGTTGTGATTGCGAAAAATAGGCATCGTGAGCATAGCCTTTAACGTACCTGTCATAAATACCGTTTGCACCCTCTTTGCCGACTGTCAGCTCTTTTAATCCTTTGGCGAACTGCTTTAGGTCAACTTGTCGCTCAACTCCTGTACGAATGTAATCAGAAACCGCCTGTTTCATTTCATCAGTAACGGCCAACCGGTTTAAAAATCCGTTCTTTACCAGTGTGCCGTCAGGGTTTACGCCTGTCATTCGTGTAATGTTCTGAATTTTATCCTCTATATTTGCCACCGTTTGCGCTGATGTCATGTTACGGAAGTAGTCTGATGTGTAGCCGGTTGTTTTGATCATATTTTCGCCAAGTCTCTTAAAAACAGAATCGGCAAAGTTCTTTTTAAACAGATCCATTTCCTTGTAAAATGAATCGAGAATTTGAATGTTTTTTGCCGACTGGAGTATTATGCCGTTTTCGGTTTGTAGCTCCATTACAACTTCTGAAATTAAGAAATTCAACAGCTCTTTTTGCAGTCTTTGAATGTCAGAATCAAACAATGTCAAAGAATGGTCAATAAAGTTGACTTTTTTTTGATATTGTTTTCTCAGTTCATCGACTGTGAGTTCCTTTGGCATTACTCTTCTTCGTTAAATTGCAAGTATGGCTGTGTGTTGACTGGCTTATACATCTCTACAAATTTATCAATCTCGGCTTCAAATAGCTGTTTTTGTTTTTCAAATGTGAAGTTCAGAAACTCAGGTATAACCGATAATTCTTTTATGATGTCGGGCCCTAAAAGGTATTTTAATCTAAGCCTGTCATTGGTTTTCAACTGTGATAATGTCAACATTATCATTTCCTTTGTCTTTCCTGAAAATGGTATTAGTTGCCTTTGCAGGTCGTATATTGTTTCGTCACCGCCCATTGCCCTTACTAATTCTTTATTTATCAATCCAATTACTTCATCATTTGCCCCGGCTGTTTGTGCTGTTTGCAAAAGTGTCAATAGCTCTGTTTTGTTGAGTAGTTTAAAATCTTTTCCAACCTTAACGATTACGGTTATTTCACGGTCAATAATGTCGGCAATTATTTTTAATCCCTCCTCTTTGACCATCGAATAGTTGACGGCATAAAGGTAAAGAGTATCATAAAGGTTTTCAGTTTCTAATATCTTTGCCGTTGCTGTGTCCGCTATCTCCTGTCTTGAAAAAATATCCGTGTTGAAAATTGCCTTGCGGAAATAATCAACCATCTCCCGGATGTAGTCTTTTTGCAGGTTGGCAACCTCTACCGGGATTTGAATATACTTTACAATGTTGTCAAGTGAAACAATATCCTGCGGGCTGTCAGGCAAAGGCAGATAGATAAATTCTAAACCGCCCCTTGTTACGTCAATTATTCCGGTGCCGTCACAGGTTGGGCAGGTATGGCCATCAATCTTATAAACACCATCTGTGTCAACAGCGCACCCGTCAGCTGTGCATTTACGGACATACTGAATTTTCTGCATGTGAGCGTGACGACACATCGTAATATCTAATTCGGAATTTGTCTTTAACAACTTATCTAAAAATGGTATTCCGTAATGATACTGGTTCACAAAACATTTGCCGTTGTATTCGTCATCGGTTAGGTACCCGACCTGTGTCGCCGGTGTCTGTTCGAGCTTGTAAGGCTGTGGAATTACAACCTGATACGTATTCTCGTCAATATTAATAAGATTTTCATTCTCAAAAACATTTACCGAAATAGTTTTATTTTTATGCTGCTCGATAAATGTTACCGCCCCTTCTGCCGTATATATGGTGTATTTATTCAGCACCTTTTTATCAGATTCTTCCGTAATTGGCAATTCTTGCCAGTCGATTAAATATAACAGGTCGGCATTTTTATACTCATAGTAAATGGCGTTTTCAGAATACACCTCATAAGGATATGGCTGTGCTAACTTTTTGCCGTCTGTGCCGGAAAATTCATACACTATAAAAGCGTTGGGATCAATCTCGCACAACTTCGGTAATCTGTTGGCCAGGTACTGGTCAAACCCGTACCGCCCGAAGTAGTCAAGTACGTGCTGAAATTCCTGAACGTCTTTTGTAAACCACTCAACTTTGACGGCTTCTGTTCTCGGAACCCGGTTAAACACCGACATTGAGCCGTTAACTATGCTCTTGCAAATGTTCACCGTTACCTCTTTGCGGAGTTCAAATGCTTCCTCCGTTTCTGTGGAAGTGAATCGGTGTAGTTTTTCATCAATTCCAATCCCCAAGGAATACGCCTTGTATTCGTTTGTCAACTCCACGCATCTGTCATATAACGGGTGCCGTTTGCCGGTTAATATTACGTCATATAAAATTTCTATTGCCTGTGATTGTGTGATAATGTTTTCTGCCATTAATTGAGGTTTTCGGGATGTGTGAAATATTCCAATAACAAAGCAAAATATAAAATCGTATGCAAATCCTGCTCTGATATTTGATAGTATTTCATAACGACAAATATACTATTTTTTTTTGAATAAATGCAAATTTATTTTTAATGTGGCTTTTACCTGTTAATTTGAATGTTAATTTAATGCTGTTTTTAACTATATTTTTTGAGTTTGTCTAATTTTTTCAAGGGGTTTGCCAAAACAGATTATAAATATTAAATAAACTCTAATTTGTAACTTCCAAACTGTTCAGCTATCCCGGTCAAAGCATCCGGTGCATCCTTTTTTTGTCCTTTGCCATCTTTTGTGTACATCGTTACATCTTTATAGAACTCTGGCCATCTAATATCCCAGTCATCAGGAAAATAGATGTGTTCCTGTACCCATGCCGAGTTGCTTAAAATTCGTGCATCTTTATTTTTGGTCTGTGAAAACCATTTTATAACTGTTCTGTTGTCTCCCCGGTCTTGCAATTCTCTTTTAACGGCTCTTGCAAAGCCCTTCCCACCGTTATTAGATTCTATCATTGATAAATTTGTCCCTGTCTTCAATAGCATTTCGGCAGTCTTGCCTTCGGTTATTTCCATCCCATCACCGGTGTAAAGCACATCAACGATATAAGCCTCTTTGTTGTGTTCTATGTAGCATATTGAACAAAGATAACAGTTGCCCTCGTCTGCCGTGTCTGTATAGTTCTTGACCGCTCCAAATGGTAGTTCTTTATAGGTCTTCAATGTCTTATACAACCGCCCCTCAATATCCATTGGCTGTTGATGGTAATTTGCAAAAAATATCTCTTTTGAAGTTGTGGCTTTTTTATCTTCATAGCTTTCACGGCTCATTAATTCAGGGCAAAGCATTTTGCCGTTGCTATCCATTTCTTCAAATACCAATTGATACCATTCGCCGGGCTGGTCTTCTAATATGCGACCACAAAGGTCATTTGTCGCCCAACGGGTCATATTGATTATTTGAATACTGCCCTCTTCTAATCGGCTTAAAAACGTGTCCTTGTACCAAAGATACTGTTCTTCTTTA